AGTTAAGCGATAGCCTTCATCGGTAGCGAAATAGTGCATAACCACTTCGAGGCGCTGTTGAAAGGTGTACTTACGTCTGGACATGGGACTCTCCAATTTGAGAGTCCAACTAAATGGGTGCAGTGCATTGGTTAATGAAAATTGACCTTCGGGGCTTTCTTCTATCTGCCACATGGCGACATGAGGCAGACAGCCTCAAGCACCGGGCAGGATTATACCCATAAACAATCCCTTACCGCAAAAAACACCCCTTCTTCCTTTCGTCTTATTTGTAGTTAATATAAGATAATCCCGCATCAGCAACGCTTGCTCAGCCACCAAAACCACAGGCATGTAAGCAGGTTTCCGATTGATATACCTAACGCCAGAGTAGCCGCAAAATCAGCATAGGACATAAGGATAGCCTCATGAGTTACAGTGATGTAGTGGCAACGATAGCGCTTTTTGTTTCGTTTATCGGCACTTTTGCCAGCGGTTACATCAGCTATCACTATGCTATCAAGGGCGAAAAGCGGAAAGAATTTAACTCTGTAGCAGACAGAGTAACGCTTTCACTTATGCAGCAACGAGACACTGCAACCAATGGAACATTCCCAAATGTGACGTTAGGTAAGACCGACCTTCACGCCCTTCTCATTGTCACCAAACACGCAGAACGGGCCGGGCTACAAAAAGCCTTTTCCGACTATGAGGCGGCGTTAAAGTCTTGTGGTGAGTGGAAAGCCGGTTTCTATAGTTTCAAATCATCCGACACGTTGAAAGCCGCAATTGATGAACTTCTCAAGTTTGCCGAGCGCAAATAAGCCCTTGCTTCTAATTTGTAGTTGAAATAAGATCTATATCAGGTGCTCAAAACACCTAAGTAAACAGCGGTATATCACCCCGTCAGCGTGATTTTTTTGTACCCAGAATTTATGCTCTGGTGGCTGCGGCTACGCGAGTGCTGAATTATGGGGTGGAGTGCGACGAATAGCAGGCCTCTCCGTCTGTGAATAAGTCCGCCGACTGTTTACGGTTTTGAGCTCCACCCCGCCCATCTCAAAAGTGGGCTTCAGTCTCATAAACAGGAGCAACTACAATGAGTACATTACTCACTATCCCCGATACCGCCGAACTGCTGGCGCACACCATTACCGCTCTTAAAGCTGCTGGTTATGCCAGTGCAGCAATGATACCCGTTCACAAAAACGCCTCAAATGAAGTCGAAAAAACGGAAGTGACCGCGCCGGAAGTCTATGTAGCGCCGGGCAAACAGTACGCCAATGCTCAGGAAGCGCTGGCGCATCTGGTGCGCGAACTGAAAAACCCGGAACGCGACAACTACAACGAAACGCTGGATTTCACTTTTGCATCACTGGCGCAACTGCTGGACATGCTACGCGAGCCCATCTATCAGCATGGCCTGATGCTCAAACAGGAGTTTGAGAAAGGTGACGAGCTTCCGCTGGAAATGGTAACAACTTTTATCCATATCCCAACCAGCACGGAAGTATCTTTCCGCCTCCCGGCCTTTATCAAAGAAGATAAACGCCTTGATGAATGCCAGCGCGTCGGCGCGTCCTTCTCCTATTTTCGCCGCTATGGTCTGCGTCAGGCGCTCGATATTACTGATGGTGATGACGATATCGACCAGGCAGATAGCAAACGCGAACGCCGTAAGGCCCGCTCTCTGAACAGTAGCCGCAAATGGAAGCCGACCAAATCAGATCGCACTAAAGCGGAATCCATCCTGAATATGCTGGTCGCGGCTGGTGAATTCACTGGCAGCGGGGTAATCGCCCAGGCTAAAGCCCGGAACCCGTTTCTGCGTACACCGTCAGAAGTTGCAGAGGATGTTATCCATTCCCGTGATAATGCCAAAGACGATAACGCAATGGCCCGCGATACTGTGTTGCGCTATGGCCTGACGGATGAGCACTGGCAGAGTTTCTACAAACAGGACGGATTCTTTAAGGTAGACGGTGACGAACTTATCGACACCAGAACCGGCGCACACGTCAGCGCTGAAGTTGCTATGGATATAGCCGAATCGCTTTCTTCTGTTGCAATTTCCAGCGCGGATTCAAACGATGTGCATGATACCCGCGATATGTCAGCGCCAGTCGCCCGGACATTTATTCCTGACTGCACCCCGCTTGATGACGATGAAGAGGCTTTTGTTGCTGCTGTTGAAGCAGGCCACGATTCGGAAATTATCGAAATCGCTATGCGTCAGATGGAAGTTCATGTGTCGCATGGTCTGGATATGCGCTCAGTGCACAGCGACACAAGCTATCACCGCCGCAACTGGTATAACGCCTGCCGCGAGTTCTATACGCTGGCGCTGATGCGCGGTGATGTGAACTTTGAGGCGCTGGCAAATCCTGAAATGAAAGTTGCCCGCACCATCATGGATATCGTCGGCGCTGACGGCGATACCGAGGCCAGCGAATCCACCATTTCAGACGCACAAGCGCAACTCACCGTCGATGCGATGCAACAAAAGGTCGATATTGCGCAGGAAATTGCGACAGGTAACGCTGACACCGATATCAAGCTGCAACAGCTTCATCAAATTGCGCGTCGCTGTGATGCCTACACCGCTGGTTATATCGATACTCTAATCCTTCATGTTGATAGTGGTGGCTTCAACAGTGAAATTCCGGCGTATGTCCCTGAATCTGACCTTCCTTACTGATATGCGGGGTTCTCAACATGAAAACCGCACAGGAAAAGTTACAACGTCACCTTGAAAGGCAGCGTGAGTATCAGCAGCGGGCTATTGTCCGCCAACGTGAGCAACAGGCAGACCCGGAATGGCGACAGGCTCAGTATGAAAAACAGCGGGAACGACAATCCCGCTATATTGAACGGGCAAAAAATAAACCTTGTTCGCGTGGTTTAAAAGGACGAACGCCCCGCGCCGCTGAACGCTCACTGATGGATAAAATTGGCGCTCTACCCTGCATTGCCTGTTACGTTCATGGGATTATTAACGATGTGGTCAGCCTGCATCATATTGATGGGAGAACCTCAGCAGGCGCACACGCCCGCGTATTGCCACTGTGTGACCATCACCACCAGCACGCAGCACCAGCAGCAATACGCGCTGTTTATGCCTGGCTGATTCCGGTTCATGCTGATGGAACATGTGGAGGAAAAGCCGCATTTGAGGCGCTAAACGGCGCTCAGGACGATTTATACGCCCAATGCCTTGAATTGATAGCCTGACAACTTCTAAACGCCGCCTCGCCTATTCTGGCGGCGTTACCGCTCGCCCGCTTTCTGTATCATCCCTCCCCCATCCGGTTAAATCGCACCTGTTAACAATCACGAGGTGCTTATGTCCGAAAATAATTATGGTGCGCTGATGATGAAAACGGCACTCAGCGCCAGTGACGATATTGATAATCTGATTTCCCCGGGGATGTATCCCGTTCCACCTGGTAACATGTCTTCGCCATCCAGTATTGGGGGCCTTTTAACCATTTTTCCCGGTTCAGTAAAATGTCGTACCTTCACTTCTGATTCAGTAATCATTTCTGTATCAACATTTGATAGTGATTTATCAGTATGGGGGGAGTGGAACACCCCTGTTTCTCGTGCAAACTTAGGTTCAAGCGAAGATGGTCAAGGTTCATGGATGGTAGCATATATCGCTAATGAATCTGCGGTGTCTCGCAGTGTCACAGCCCGACTTCGTGACTATGTCAGCTTACACGATTACTGGTATCCTTCTGATGGTGATGATTATTTTCCGGCACTAAACAAAGCGCTGTCAGTTTCTGCAAATGTGTTAATACCCCCAACAGGGAAGCATTATTTAAAATCGACCGTTTCCCTTATCTCTGGCGCCAGGCTTATCGGCCTCGGGCCAAATAGTATTTTGTCATCTCCAGAGGCCGTATCTTCTAATGGTGCGGAAATGATTACCGTCCTAAGAACAACAGGCGCATCGGATATTTTACTTCAGGGGCTGACTATTGAAGGTGGTTGCAGTGAAATAGTTAGCACTAAAAGAGCAGTGCGAGGAGTGAGATTCATTGAATGCCAGGATGTAAGGGTTATTGATTGCGAGGTCAATAATACCGGTGATTGGGCGCTGTCTTTTGAAAAAAATGACCGAGTATCTGTTTCTCGATATAAACATAGAGGTACTGTCGTTACCAATCTTAATGGCGGTCGGGATGGTTTGCACTTTCTCGATTGCGTAGACTTTTCAGCAACAGATCTCGATATCGTCTCTGGCGACGATATGGTTGGTTGCACCAGTGAAACCAGAGACCAGCGCAATGCCAGCATTAAGGGTGTTCGTGGATATTCAGGAATTGGTAGTTGTGTCATTTTCAACGAAGAGGGAACAACTACTAACTCAACAGTGAATGTCATGGTTGAAGATGTGAGGGTTACAAACGGGCAAACAGTAAGGAATGTAGTACGGGTGCAGTCTATCAATGGCGCAAATGTGACTGGCGTAATTATTCGGGGTATACGTGGCACCGGCCGTAATCATGGAATACAGGTAACGTCTGCGGCAACGATGACAAACGTGGATATCTCCGACGTTAACGTTACGTCCGTCAATCAGCATGGCGTCTACCTCAACAGAATTAACAACCTGAGTGCCTCCGGACGTGCTACCGCGCAGAACAGCAGTTTCGACGGCTGGAACATTACCTCCTGTAATTATTTTGACGTGCAACCGGCAGCGTTGAGTTCTCCGGGCTGGGGTGTGCAGGTGCTGAACAGCGCAAACTTCACACTCAACGGCAACTGCTACAACAATGGATCAGGCCTTTTTGCAGCAGCCAACGGAGGAAACGGGCGTATAAACGGATGTTCAAATTACAATGCAACTGGCGTTTATGTCGGCGGCAGTACAACATCTTACTATGGCCTTTTCAATGATGAGACCCCTACTGGTCGTGTTGACCCTTCTACAGTGTGCGCTGGATATATAGCAAGAAATCGCCCACGCAATCTTAATGCGTTGCGGGATGCCTACGCAGCGTGCTCATTTGGCCAAACCGTTAGTGGTTCAATTTCCTCTCAGGGAGCAATTAATTGCTCAGTAGAGCTTATTTCGGATGGAAGATATAAGGTTAATTTTTCTGCTCCATTTGAATCAACCTTTTACAGACCGGAAATCGTCGCGCAGATTATGAATCAGGATCTGATAGTCAGGCCGATTACCAAAGATGTTAATTATTTCACATTCGAAGTTCGCAATTCATCCGGTCCTGTAATGGCTAACTTTATACTTTGCGAATTCAAAAAGGCGATTTAACAATGAAAATACTCTATCGTTATGATGAAGATGGGCTGTTTCTCGGTGAAATAGAGCCTGTTTCCAATCCTATGTTTTACTTTCCTGATGAACCAATCGACAAAGGCTATTACGACGCTGACGGCAATCCGCCCAAGCCACCAGTTGTTGGGCAAAATGAAAGGGCGGTATGGATTGGGTACAGGTATTCTATTGAGCCTGAATATATTTCCCTGACAAACACCACTACAATTTCGCCTGGCGAGCAGCCAGAAGGCAAATTTTTTGATGGTAGGGAATGGAAATAACCCCATAAAAAACATTAAAAAGCGACCCATTTTACGGGTTGCTTTCTCTTCCGCGATGAACCTCCCATTTTGATATCCCAACAGAATCACAAAATGATGACAAATAATCTAAACTAGACCACTCCCTAATCCCACCTCTTGCCGCCTCAACAAAAACGACAGCATCACCATTTCGATGTATTCCGCACAATTGCCACCTGTTATTCCTTGTTCTGGTTGCTATGACTTGTGAAAACATGCCATTTTCGTAGAAGTCTTTAAATGCTGGTTTTTTACGCGCTGTAGCTTTCATAAAAGACAAACCCCCGAATTGTTGATAACAAACCGGGGAAATGTTGACACAAAATCAGAGATTGAGTTTTTTATTTCTCAGCGGTCACGACGCCTGCGCAATATCTCGGGCTGAAGGTAGCGGGTTACTGTAGACCATTCCGCTGATAATTGGCGCTACAGTCATCTGATTCTCATTCCTGCGCTTCAGTGTGACGGATAACGCCCTGCTTGTTTCCTGATTGGTCAGCGGCTGTGTTGACAATAGAATCATGGTTAATGGGATGACAACCATTCCAGACTGCTCCAGAAATCTGCGTTTTCCTCCCAGCCTGTACACTGGTGTAACGCCGGAAACAGCCAGCCCCATAAAGTTTACCGGCACTGCATCTGTAACCGTCTTTGCGGGGCAAAAAATCACAGCTTTATCAAAGCCGGTCGCCGTCAATTGTAACGCTGACAAGTCCGGTGGCGTCGAATCTGGCGCATTCTCTCCGTGGAATATCTCCAAATCGCACACAACGCGCTGTAACGGGTTCTGAAATTTAAGCGACCATTCGCCAGTCAGAAGCCCGCCAAACACGTCAATGGTGTGCTGAGGGTACGGAATACCGTTTATCGGTGCGCTACTGCCCCTTACTTCAGCAGGAAGAACCCAATCAGGCACTACAGCAGAGTCTGTAATCTGTGCTTTCTCAAGGTCTGATATCGCAATTAGCTCATCTGGTGTTAATGCCATTATTTCCCCTTAGCCGTAAGAAGCTGGTCAATGTGTGCCGCCTGCGCGTACAGGTCGTTAAAAATGAAGTTAAGCTCCGCCACGTCAACCGGATCCCCTTCAATCAATTTTCCGCCTGCATTGATGTAAGTCGGCGCAAATCCATTAGCCTGTTTCGCTGCCGATGGTTGTTTCTTGCTCGGATAAATGCCACCACTTACAGGATAATTACGAGCAACGGTCGAAAATGTATTCATGGTGCTTCTACCCTGGCTAAAAGCTCCTGATACTTTTTGTACAGGTCGTTAAGGATGTAATTCATTACCTGAGCGCTTATCCCGTCACCAAACACCAGATTACCATTTACATCAAAGTAGGTCGGCGCGAACCCGGTAGCCTGCATTTCCTCTGATGGCTCTTGCTTGTTTGGAATATCAGCACCACCTTGCCCCGCGTAAGTTTTGTCAGTATTGGCCCAGCTATCCATTTGTCACCTTCATCTTTTTGACTGTTACAAGCGTGTTGAATGGCTCCAGAAGTTCATTTCCGTTAACGGTTTTCGTACCCTCTATCCGCGTCAAAAGGGACTTTGTCGCGGTGACACGGATCCCTTTAGTTGCTGTAGCCATCACTGTTTTTTGAGTTCTCTCGTACTTGATGCCGCCCCACACAGCCGGAAAAGCATTACCGGGAAACATTGGCGCGTGGTGGGCCAATTTGACGTTAGGAGGTGTTGCAGCGCTATATATATCTCCTGCAAAGGTTGCCGCAACCAGTGTTTCCGGTAGTTCGATATCTGGAGCCATCGCGCCACACTGGACGAAAACAGCGCGTAGCGGTACGCGGTTAAAAGCCGCACCTACAGCACCTGTAGATAGCCCTACGCGGTTCAGGCGCAACCATGTAAGGCTATAGGCTAACTGGATGAATCCTCCGACAGCGCGGCGCGACTGAAGCGAAACAGATTGCGTCCCGGCCCCCTGCAACAGGGCTATTCTGTAACTATCATCGTCGCGGCCCTCTCGCGGTATAGCGAACCTCTCCCCCCATGCATCAAGCAAAAGACCCGAAGAATCAGTAATTGAGAAACCCTTTTTCAGATAGTCCAGTGCATCAACCATGCCCTGCTGGTTGGCCTTGATGCCGGAAACGAGGTCGATATTTCTCTGTAACCTGACCTTTGAGGTAAATCGTTCAGTTGCCAGTTGACCCGGTTTTTTGATTGATGGCTCCATTACGACACCACCACAGAAGTAGAATCCGTAACCGCAACAACGCCGCTACTTATGGGGACGGTCTTCCCTGACGGGGATTCGGAAGTACCGACAGTTACGGTAACATCCGTCATCGTCGGAAAAGCCGTAACCAAACGGGCAGATATTTGACCCGCGAAAACGTCACGCCCCATTTCAAGCTGTGAGAAATAGCCAGTGATAACGCTTTTAGCTACGCTCTCGTAATCGTCTGGCTTCCCTGTTGTCTCTGCATCCCATGTATCACCGGAAACGGAAACATAGACAAGCTGGAAGCTCTGGCGAGTGAAATAAACTGTTTCGGTAGTTGTACCGTCAGTTGCTGTACCCGATGTGTTGCCGTAGAAACCGCACTCAGCCGCTGCCGCATCATATATGGCCTGCGCTATCGCGTCGCTATCACCACCAGCAACAAACACCTGAACTGACTTTCCCGGCAGACCATCAGCATTTGTCTCAATTCCTCTGTTGGTGTTAACAGTGACGTGGCTCACGCCCGCAACAGCTAGAACGGCGTTTTTTATGCCCGGTCTTGATGCGCTGACATTCTTTCGCCCAGCTTCCGCTGCTTCGAAAAGACGTTCTCTGTATTGCTCGTCATCTTCTATTTCAAAGCCTTTACTACCGTTGGCAAGAATCAGAATGTCATCTGTTGCCACATAGCCGAATCGAACATCAGGAAACTCCGTATCGCTGTCATACCATGTTGTTGCGGGCATTCCGGTACGAACGATGGAAAAAACATCATCAGAAAATGAAAACTGGATGAGCGATTTACCATCCGCTGCATAAAGCAACAACCCGTATTCTGTTGAATATGTGGTTACTGACGTATCAGCGGCGGCAATGATGGGATACAGCCTGGATAAAATCGAATCAGACGTATCGCCTGTCTGGTACTGCGTTGAATATGGCTTACCGTTGATGGATATGGTGAAGGTATTTCCCGTGGTGATAGCATCAGGCTTAACCTCCAGCACAAACCCGGCAGCACTTTTACCATTGGCCTGAATACTGCCTGACGGCGACCAGTCACCAGAAATACCGGAGATAGTGAAAGTCTCACCAGACGCGATTACCTGCCCTGAAGCCAGCAGGTAAACCACATCGGCAGATGAACGGGTTAAGCCATAGCGAGGAAGCGTGAACCCCTCTCCGATGCCGTCAAGCTGGATGCCTTCACCTGATGAAATGAAGAAACCAGCAAACGTCCAGCCGATGGCCTCCACTATATTCAGGTCATTTTCAGCGACAACCGCCATAACCTGACCAATCAGGGAATCACCGTCCGGGCTGATATCCCCCAGCAGGTCGCGCAATTTCTGGTAAATGTCGCCGCGTAGCTCTGGCAGTCTGGCACCGTGCCAGCCGCCATCATTAATTAATTCCACTCGTTACCTCCGTACTATCGGCTCCGACATAAACCGCAAAGCGGATCGTGTAATCCCCCTTAACGTCATTGATGGTTGTAGTTCTGGCATCAGTCACGCCAGTGGTGCGCCGTGCCTCTGCGTTAATCATGTTGGAGACAACCGAAACTGGCAGACGTGACGCCATAATGCCAGGCAACCACGGCAACCCCTGAGTTTCATCAAGCCACCATTCGCCGCGATTAGTGCCTACACGGATTTCTGCCTGCTGTGCAATGCCATCAATGCCACCATCCAGCACTAAATCGCCGTTTCGGAGAATGACTCCGCTTTCATCCTGCATAATGTCCAGCATCAGTAATTCATCCCCTCAACGAATGCCAGCTTTGAAACCCATACGAGGCAACGGCTAGTACCTACAGCCTCGACCCGCTGAACTTCGCCAACAGGGATAATGCGTCGCCCTCTGCATGTTGGCATTACCAGCGTCAGAGAGTCGCCAGCCTGCGGCCTCTCAACTGAAATAAAACAGCCCTTTAAACCCTGTCGATACTGAGTTGTTGTGATGTTCATTCGGTGTGCATCCATTTTTCAACATGGACGACCGTCACAGCAGAATCCAGCGACTCGATATCCAGCAGGTCATCAAGGTCAAATCCTTCACCAGCATCATTTAACATTTGCGCCATCGCTGCTTGATGCGGCAATTCAAACGGCAAATCGCTGTAAAATGGCATGTACTGGTCTTTGCTCTCCCTGCACGTCGCCATGACCATATACAGCGGCGCGTTAATCAGGGGGATGCACTCGATATGCTCAACTACAAGCCCGGTTCGCTCAGTGATATTGATAATCTCGCCTTTTCCGATGGTTGTGCTGTAGTCACCCGCCATCAGAAAGCCACCGTTAGAAAGCGCGATTTGTGCCGCATGGTCATTTAATTTCATGGTTTTTCCTTATGTCGGGGCGTCGGTCTGACCGCCCTCACCGTTTTCTTTATGCGTGTGAGAATTGAAGGACTTTCCGCCGCTAATGTGGTCAGCGGCTTTGCTATCGCCGGTTATGGTGACGTTGCCGCCAAAGTCAGCATTGCCGCCACCTTCTGCGCCCTGACTGATGGATCCCGAAATCGTCAAATTCCCGTTTATGGTTGTCATTGGCGCGGTCATATCGATACCGCCCGGCGCGTTAACGGTCATTTTGTTGCCCGTAAACTCGAAAGTTGCGCCTTGCCCGGTATCGCCCTTAATGCTTCCGTCATCCCATTCAATAAAGGCGCTACCGCTGAATACTCTTAACCCTGCCTCATCCGGCATCTGGTGACTGGCAACGTCTGAAAATCCACATATAGCGATGGCGCTTGAAATGGTCTTATGGTCTGGCTCGTCGCCGTCACCGTGTGAAAGCGCGATAAGGAGACACTCATCCCCCGGAGAAACTCGCCCGTTAACGCCTGACTTACCGCTATCCCAGACGAGCGAAACTAAACGAACGTTTTCAACAGCCGGATAAGCAATCGGCTCCGAGTTGTCACCGAATATGCGTTTTGGGGATGGCTGGACAGTTGCCCGCCCGCCGCTGACGGAAACAATCGTTGCCTCAAGTGAAAAAAGCGCTGAATTAAGCGCCTGCTCAACAATGGCCTGAATCTGGCTACCGGCTCTCATGCAATAATTCCCTCCCATGACGATGACCACGCCTGACGGTCGCGAGTACTAAAACGATGGGAAATCTTCTTCACAATAACCATCCAGCCTTCGCCCATTGATGGAGACGAAAGCTCTACCTGCTCGCCAATCTCAACCCCGCCATAAAGCAATGATTCCCACGTAACAGCCTCAATAACCCCCATCTGGCGGCGAGCACCTTTTGAGTAGTCAACTTGTGAGCCCTTCGGGGGCCAGACGTAGGTAGTTATGCTTTTGTCGTGCTTCTTCTGGATCTGCTCTTTTTCGGAAGGGTTCTTTTTCTTCGTGCGTTTCGGGGAGTGAATCTTCAGAAGTGGCGCACCAAGCAGGCCCGTTTCAGGGGAGAAAACAGCAGCGCCAGTAAGAATTGAATCACCGGCAGTGACAACAATTGACTGATACTGAAGAGACCAGTTGGCATTAACCGGTTTGCAAAGGCTGGTAAGTACATCGCGGGACAATGCCGCAGCACTGACACTTTTAGCCAGGGTAAGAGAGGAAGCTGATTTAGATAACTGACAACCCAGCCCCATATCTGACGCTACCTGTAAAACAGCATTTTTAAGGCTCTGGCCTTTGCGAAACGTGCGCGATGTGACGCTGGCCCGAAATGGAATCAGCGCCTCATAGATTTTCATTTTCAGGCCGTATACCTCATTGGGCTTGATGGTCACGGCGCTGATAAGTTCGCCCTGAAACAGGGTGAACATTCCTTCATCTATATAGCCAGCAGCAACACTGACGGTTGACCCAGCCTGAGCGATGGCGTTCTGCGTCTGTGGTGTTAAACCCCATAACGTTAAATCAGCCTCGTTTGGCTCTTTTTCATCGTCACGCACAGACGAGAAATCAACGTCCACATCAGTAATGTGGATCGTCTCTCCATCTGTGCAGTTAACGGTTATTTCGAACTGACGCCCGTAAGCCATGAAGTTCACCTCCTTTATATAGAGGTGATTTAAAGGCAATGGCCTGACTAATTACAGAAACGGCTCCAGCGGTAATGCGTGTCAATATTATGCACAAGGCTAAATCTGTGGATAAGCAACATGAAACTACCAACCTGCACGATTTATGTTAGTGGTCAATATCGCCCCAACCCTGCTTCACCACTCACTTTCAATGTGGATAACATTTAACGTGCCAACATGAATGTTTGATATTTGTTGCTTTTGTTATGCTCAGTTTTAACGCAATGAATATGTAACAGAGCGAACATAATTTAACGGTCAAATATTTAACCGTTATCAAACATCAGTGAAAAGTGATAGATTCCTGCAATCGCTGGTGGAAACAAGCCTGAGCGCGGTTTTATATTTTTCCCTCACCCACATGCTTATGCTTTCCCTCTTTCTGCCTGCTCATAACAAACACATGTCAATACGTTAAAACATCTGGTCAGATGAGATTGCAGAAACATTTCCGGCAAATAAAACAATAAACCTCATCTAAAACAACGTAGCTTATTGATTCGCATAGCCATAACGGATGCGGCAAATTCTCGGCTTTGTTTCCAGTTGAAACATTTTTAAATAAAATGGCAGTAATCGCCCGCTTTTGGGCCTTTTCCACATACTTTTCCCGAATGTCCAACCTTATATATCCGTTTGCCTCACAGCCATAACCCATTGATTAAATTGATGAAGCATTCACTTAAATATTTTTATTTTTCCTCAGCGCAAAAATGCAAGGTATTGACGCCAAAAATCGAGCTACCTTTGAATGAAAAACAATCAAAATCACATAATCCACTGAATTTTATAGATTAAATTTATTTTTGATTATTTTGCATAAAACGAGACTTAAATCATTTACTTAACCATCGTTTCATGATGCTTATAAAATTATCCACATAACATTTATTTAACACACGCGTCACATGATTTAACGTGGTTCATGTTGATTTTGTGTTAATTGATATTTAACCTTTCATTTACATTATTTGTAGTGCAATGTTCAGGCACAAAAAAAACCCGGCGTTTGCCGGGCTCGTTTTTGTGGTCTGCTGTCAGACCATGCTACTGAATGCCGCCTCCACTTCTGACGGGCTAAGTGTCGCAATATCCTGATAAAGAGAAATCGCCTCCTGTGTTGTTTGCCGCCCTCCCATCAAAATTTTATCACCACTGCGGTTAATCATTTCTATCCGGTAAATATCTGGCTTCGCTTTTAAATTAGTTCGTAGTTGAAGCAATTTAAACAGACAATCTCTCGGATACTTCTTTTGATACATAATATCATTATCTTTAATCGCTGATTTTTCCATTCCCTACCCTTTAATCTGTAAATATTCTTCAATCGAATTGTTTAAAACTCTCCTCATTGCCGCAAACGGTGGAGATTGTAAGTAAACGCTCGGAACGTCCTTCACCGTGTGATTTAATATCAATTCTGTGGCAAGATAATCCTCACCACGCACGGCGGCGGAAGTTCTGAATAGTTTTCTTAAATCATGGCAGCGCCATTTAATACCGGCGCGGGAAATCGTCGTTACAAGCGTGTTGTACTTTATTTCTGACTTACCTATCACGCTTAGCCACCCCTCGATTAAAGGAATGTATTTAACTGGCAAAGGTAAAAGCAAATCGGAGTGAGTTTTAGTCTCCCGGTCAGGAACAAACAACTTCCCACCAGAAAGAATTGATGATGGAGATAGTGAAAGCGTTTCTGTCGCCCTCATCCCAAAACACAGCATCATACGGGCTGCGGCCCGGTATGGATCCCGCAAAGACTCAATATCGCGCACTACCGTAGAATACTCGTCAACACTTACACGGGCTGGCCTGCTCAAAGCCCTGTGACGCTTTATCCGCTTTCCTATAGCTCTTGCCGCTGTACGCATGGCATCAAGCATCCTGCCCAGAGAGCCCGGCGCGGCTGGTTTGAATTTAATATCAGCATGAATCACCCAGGCAACAACAGCCGCAACACAATCTATGCGCTGGCGAACCGTAGACGCCGCCAGTCCATTATCAATGCAACGGTCAGCATATCTTACCCACGTGTCAGGTACGCTTGCAGCGCGTACCCCAAGAGATAAAACAGGCTCCAGCATACGGACGGCGTGACGTTCGTTAATAATTGTTTTCTCACGAAGACTGACCGCCTGAGCGCGGCGGTCAACCATTATCAGTAAATCACTGAGCATTCTTACCCCCTGACAGCCAACGCTGTACGGATGGCATTTGCTACAGCGGCATAAAATGCCGAATCTTCATACTCCTGCTGTCCGGCCCATTCAAATATGACGGCGGTAAACTTCATATTGCTGATGATGGTCGATGTAGCATCGCTGCGGGTATAAAGCGAAACCCAAACCCCCGGCTTCACAACCTTACTCTTTACTACACCCAGCGCCGGAATCACGCCCCTGATGGCTGAAGCATGACGTTTAGCGGTATCTTTGTTCACTCCCTCCCGCTCGCTGCGTTCTGCCACCAGCCTTAACCCTTCTTCTATCAAGTCACGCGACAAACGGCGCTCGCTTCTTTTGGTCTTAATTTTGTCCATTTGAATCACCTTTTATTATCATCCAGGCTGTTGCGTTAGGACTTAAACGCACTTCAGTAACTAAACCACGTGAGGCCATATTCTTTAGCTTTTGGCGAACGTCATACTGAAGAATTACCTTGTCAGGATGTGCGCGGCATACAGCCTCACGTATGAAGCTGGTATGCATTTTCTGGTTTTTTAATTCAGGGCTAGACCATCTCTGGAAAGCCTCGATAATGTCTTTATCTGTAATGATGTAACGGCGCATTAATTCCCCGAGGAAAAGTAATAAATAGCGACTGAAATAGCAGGCAACCAGAAAAATATTACACAGAACAAACAAGCCCACACGGTTACACGCCAAAAACCACGATAATTAGTATCTTCAATGTGCTCTCTGGTTAATTTGCTAGTCATATGTCCGCCCCGCATCTTCCACAGCGTTCACGTCCGCTCATATCGTAATAAGTAGCGCCGTCGTGCTTACAGTCTGTCCACTCAGAAAGCTCAGACTCCAACTCTGCAACGCGGGCCAACGCACCTTCAAGTAGGTTTTCAATGTCTGATGTATATTCAAGTGACGCCTGTTTTGCGGGAAGAGAGTCTCTTCCTAATGTTGTCTGTGCTTGGCAATAAAGGAAATAGACGCCATCCGGCAACTTATGTGCCACAGATGAATAAGCCAATGCGAACTTTCGACCGTCCGCCCTCCCGCTTTGGACGTCCAGTGTAGCCACAGGCCCGCTGCCCACTGTTTCCCGCTTAACACTCAGCAGGACATAACCCGGCATCCATTCTCCAACGTCAGCAATATGGGTGATTGTGGCATTGATAAACTCTCCCGTGCTGTGACAGCTACCGCGTAGTGTCTCCAGCAGGTGGAGTCTATCGCCAACACGATAATCACGGTCATTTTTGCGTAACTCTGCTCGTTTAACTCCAGTACAGACAGCAGAAAAGAATTCAGGGAAAATTTTCAATTCGTGAGTGATTGGCTCTCTGATTAACTGGCTATTGGTCATTTTTCTGCCCTTTCCTCTGTGATTGGAAAATCAATACCAATGCGCAACACTGCGGCTGTATTGAAAATAAGCCCCAGACGTGGAGTTGCCTCCAGCCCCTCAATGCGCCGGATAGTGGATCGCATAACTGAAACCAGCGTGGCAAATTCGGTTTTATCCATGCCTAACTCACGGCGCAAAGCACCGCTAACAAGCTGGTCTGTTAACTGTCCGATGGTCATACGGCGCTTTTCTGCCATGACCTTTTTTACTGTTTCATTCGACATAAAAGCCCCTTATGTAATGCTTACTACGTACTGGTTATCACCCAATTTGAAAGCGTGAATGGCGGTTCGTGATGCAACCCAACCATCATCACCGCGCAAAAGTAACGGGATTGTCTTTTCGTTGTTAATTAATTTCTCTATTGCATCTTTAGCAATTTCGTCGTTATTAGTATCAAACAGGAATGCCCGCTGCTTAACTTTCAAAACATTGATCTTTTCAGATCCATTTAAATATTTAATAAGGCATATTTCTTTTTCTGCTACCGCTTCAACCATTAGATTTTCGATAGAGTGTTTAAGGTTTACCCTATAAGGGTTTTTATACGTCACCTCCCCGGCAATGCTCCCGTTTGCCATAAGCCAAACGATATCTTTAAGTGGATAATGATTACCCTGAATTAATACGTGCTCTTCACCTTCCCGAATCCTGATATATACAGGAGTGCCTTGCTCACCCATCCCCTTTCTTGACTTACGAAACAACTTACCTTCACGATACTCAAACAGTTCGTGACACTTTTGATAGAGCCATGCTTGGTTGATATCTTCACTGCCAGATGTAGCACTGTTGATTATGTCAGCTAAACCGGAAACATCAGCATCGGCAACGGATTTCAGGGCCGCTCTCATCATGTCAGTGAACTGCACACCGCCTTCTTTCGCTCGCTCCTGCGCACGATGATAGGTGTCTTCATCTGCTCTAAACTGGATTATTTGTGTTCTTTTTTTCAT